ATGACGTCGAGTCTCGTGGGCTCGGAGATGTGTATAAGAGACAGGTATAACTGATACGAAATTAATCGCAGCAACTAACCCGGGCGGCAAGGGCCATATGTGGGTTAAAGACTTATTCATTGATAGAAACTTTACAAAGGAAATGCAACCGTTCGCCGATAAGATTGCATATATCCAAGCAAGGGCAAGCGATAACCCGCATCTATCACAGTCTTATATAGATGCACTTAATACGTTGCCCGAAAAACTACGCAAGGCATATTTAGACGGCGACTGGAACATATTTGAAGGTCAAGTGTTTACAGAATTCCGCACCGATAAGCATGTAATAGAACCGTTTGAAATACCGCATCATTGGCAACGATATCGTTCAATGGACTGGGGATATACAAAACCATATGCAGTATATTCTTATGCGGTCGATTATGACGACGTTTTATATATTACTGGTGAATATTATGGGTGCAAGCCGGGTATGCCGGATACTGGTACACAGGAAACCGCGCGGGAAGTAGCGCAAAAGATAGAACATTTAAAAGATTATCAAGGCGTAGCAGACCCGGCAATATGGCAGCGAACAGGCCATGACGGCCCAACGATTGCGGAAATATTCGCAACGGAAGGCGTGTATTGGACTAGGGCAGATAATGATAGATTAGCCGGACTTATGCAAGTACATCAACGATTAAAAGAAGGTAAGCTAAAGATATTCAGTAATTGCGTACATTTAATACGAACGCTGCCAGCTTTAACGTATGACAAAATCAAAGTCGAAGATGTAGATACAAAGCAAGAAGATCATGCGTATGATGCGGTGCGTTATATGTGTATGGCACGGCCTGTTAAATCGGTTAAGCCAGAAAAACCATTCAATGACGGTTATAGATATGTTGACGATAGCGAAGGAGATATAAGCGCATGGGGCGTATGAGTGAAAGGGCGTTGCGTGATTACGCCTTTAAGGTTTTAAAATCGGAATACGGTGAACGTGAAGAAAAGGGCGTTATTATTCCGGCGAAATATACAGATGCACAACTAGCGGAATTCGCCAAGGCAATGCCGCAATGGCAATTAGAGCAAATGTACGATATGATTTATGGTTCTGAAATGGTGGAGTAATGGATATAGAACAAACAACCTTTGATATATACGAAGCAAAACAAAACGTAAAAAGTGCATTAACCGCCACGTCAGAATGGCGCAAGGCTGCTGCCGAAGATTTTGCATTTATGCAAGGTAAACAATGGCAAGACGGCGATTTAAAGAACATGAGCGAAGCTGGACGACCAGCGATTACAATTAATAGAATTAGACCGGTTATTAATCTGTTATGCGGTTATGCATCGCAGAATGAAACAGAACCGGACTTTTTACCACGTTCCGAAGAAGATGATAGAATAAGCCGCGTTGCTAAAGGTATTACAAAATACTGTTTAGACCGTGCGAACTATCAACGTAATAAGGGCAAATGTTTCCGCGATAAGATTATTTGCGGTTTAGCCAATTACTGGGTATCGTATGAATTCGACTATACGAAGTTAGACGGCACTATTCAAATTGAACGTGTTTCTCCGTTTGATGCGTTCATTGATCCGGAATGTAAAAAGGACGATTTAAGCGATGCGCAGTATGTTGGCCGTTATAGCTGGGAAAGTGCTGCCAAGTTAAAGCAGATTTATCCGGAAAAGGTTGATGAAATCAACGCGTTAAAAAGCCGATATGATGAAACCGAACAGGAAGCCGGAATAGTTGAAACGGTAGACGGCGAAGCGTTATGGTATAACACGAATTACAATAAAATCCGTGTAGTGCAGTATTGGTATAAGGAATACGGCAAGAAGAACGTATATATGACAAAAGAGGGGTTAATTGATGAAGCTAATCCTCTATTTGTTGTATTAATGGCTACAGGGAAGAAGCCTACCAGCATCCCAGATACTAAAATCAGATACGCAACGTTCGCCGATAGTGTTCTATTGGAAGAGGGCGAAAGTCCTTATAAGCATGGTAAATTCCCGTTAGTGCGTGAATATTGTTACTATACAGGCGAATTGGTAGATGATGAATTGGAACCGGCTGGCGTAGTGCGTGATATTAAAGATGCACAACGCGAATTAAATAAAAACCGAAGCCAACGCATGCATGTTGTTAATCAGCAATCTTTAGGCGTGAAATTCTGGCAAGGTCAACTAACCGAACAGACTAAGCGCGACATTAAAAACAATAGCACTAAACCGGGTGCGAATATCTGGTTACCGCCGGGCGTATCATTCGTAGACGGCACGCCGGCAATGGATAGCAATATTAATATGGCTCTTGAACAACAATCAAGCAATGATTTTTATTCTATTAGTGGTATCACTCCGGAAAGCCTAAGCGGTAGCGTTGGCAGTATGAGTGGCAAGGCAATCGACTTGCGGCAATCTGTAACGACTGTTCAAACGGCTGGCATCTTTGAGCAATCAAAAGAAGCAGAACGCCAAATTGTTAAATTGTTATGGGGTGAGAAAAATGCACCGGGTTTAATCCCTCAATTCTACAACGAAGCCAAAGCAATGCGCATTATGGGCGATGACGGTCAAAAGGAATTTGTACAGATTGCACCGGGTTTAAATCAACCTATGCAAGAACAAGTTTTAACCGATGCATTGGGGCAACCGCAACGCGATGCGGAAGGTAATCCTATTAAGCAAGTACTGTATGATCTATCCGCCTTTGATTTTGATATTGTAATTAGTACCAGCCAAGCAAGCGCAACGGCAAGACGTGCTAACCTATATCAATTATTGGAAGCTAAGAAGTCCGGCGTTGATATTCCTATGGATATTATCCTTGATTTCATGGATTTCCCAGAAAAAGAAACGGTTAAGAAACGCATGCAAGAAGCGGCAGAAAAGCCAGCGTTGCCAGAATTGCGCGTAAGTGGTTCGCTTGATGATATGCCAGCGGAAGCATTGAGCATGTACCTACAAACATTAGGCGTACAGATTTCACCGCAGCAAATCATGGCGGAACGGTTAGCCTTGAAAGGTAAACAACCAAACATTCAAAATGCACCGCCAATTTTACCGCCTATGAACGATTTAGGCACTATGTAATATAAACTATCAACACAATAATAAACGCTCCGTAATGGGGCGTTTTTTATATTTCGCCCTAAGTAACGGCGTTAAAAGGCTTGCTTATACATTATCGCCCGGCAACGGCGTTAAACTGCCATATTTCTTTATTCGTCCGGCAATGACGTTAAAAGGCTAAGGAGTATTAGATATGGAAAAAGATTTAGTTAATATCGAAGATGCTGGTTTCACTCCGGAAGATTTAGAAAACGCGGGCGTGAACGTTGATGATCATACCGAAGAAACGGATACACAGGAAACTGCAACAGATGAACCCTCTACAGATGATGCGGCGGAAAGTGATGCGAATGATGCGGAAGTAGATGCAGCGGCGCCGAACACTAATGAAGAAGAACCGGAACACGAAGAAAACCATACAAACGATAACAATCTAAAAGCGGCACTTGCACAGGAACGCGCAAGACGTAAAGCGGCCGAGGAACGCGCAAGAAAATTTGAAGCGCAACAAAGACCGATTACATTGCCAGATAGTGAAGTATCTGATATCCGCGACTTTGTACGCCGTGAAGCATTGAAACGCTTTAATTTAACGGCGGAAGATTTAGAAAGTCTTATATTTGAAGATGTACAGAAATATAACGATTTCATTCGTTTTGAAGCTAACGCAGAATACACAATCACAAATCAACAGTTAGCAGTACACCAACAAAGACAAACAAATCTAAATTTTGTAAATGAAATTAAATCATTACCAAATTTCGGGGAACTATATCAACGCGGATTAGAAAAGCTAAACGGCATGACAATGCGCGATGCACAACCAATAAACGATGCGTTCTATCGCGTAGATATTGGAGAAGGTACCGATGCCGATTTTGAAACAATCAGAAAATTTGTTAATGAACTGCAAAATGAACGGGCAACGAATACCGACGTTACGAATAACCCGTTACAGGTGGCCGCAACGTTGCCAAAGGCTGGTGCGTTAAACGGTGGCGTTCCTACACCTAACAAGGTAAGTGAAGAAGATATTTTGAAAGCGTATCAAACGGGCAACCTTGATGCATTGCCGGACGATGTACGCAAATATTTTGACGAATTATAAGAGGTAAAATATGGCAGACCAAAGAAACCAAGTTAATATCCCAGCAAATTTAGTACCTAAAGTATGGGCTAAAAAAGTATGGCATGAAGGCGTAAAAGATAGCTATTTCGATAAGTTTACCGCAATGGACGGTTCCAACGTGGTACACCAAAACAAAGACTTAACAAACGTAAAAGGCGATAGCGTAGTATTCGGCTTGATGATGAACTTAACAGGCTCCGGCGTTGAAGGTAACAGACAAAAATTATCTGGTTCCGAAGATACTTTGAACATTTACGATTTTACTGTACAAACTCAATTAGTACGTAATGCGGTATCTCGTTTTGAAGCGGACGACCAAAAAAGCCAATACGATATGTTAAAAGAAATTAAAGTTGTTTTGAAACAATGGTTATCTGATTGGTTAGATGATAAATTAATTTCTAAACTTTCCTATAATCCGCTTTCCACCGAAACGGTGTTTGCGGGTGCAGCCGCTACACAATCCAGTCTCACAGCAAATGATAAATTAACAACAACACTTATTTCCCGTGCTAAACGTAAAGCAATGATGCACGCGCCAAAAGTACAACCGATTAAAGTTGACGGCATGGATAAATACATTATGCTTGTATCTCCGTGGGCGGCACGTGATTTAAAAGATGATCCAAAATGGTTGGCAGCACAACAAAACGCAAATGTTCGCGGTTCTAAAAACCCTATCTTTACAGGCGCGTTAGGCGAATACGACGGCGTTATTCTTTATGAATACGAACGCGTATTATCCGATAACACAGGCGCATCTAGTGCGAATGTATGCCATAACTTATTATTGGGTAAACAAGCGGCATGTTTCGCAGTAGCTAGACCAGCTAAACACATTGAACAAACAGACGATTACGGAAACATCGCCGGTAATGGTATTGCGTTCTATGGTGCAGTTGAAAAAACTAAATTCAACAACAAAGACTACGGTTCTATTCAAGTATTAACTGGCGGCGTAGTAGAACGCTAATTTCTGAATTATGGGCGGGGTAATACCCGCCTTTATTCTTATATGGGGTGAATATGAACGTAAAACAAGTTATCAATAGGGCGTTCATGCAAATAGGCGATACACCACAGGAACAATATACTCCGTACCATTTGTTAGAGTATTACAACGAAGGCAATCACTTATTAAATGCCCTTATTGGTCAGTACTGCCCTAGTTTGGCACAGGCAACGCACGAAGATAACGGCACCGGACGGATTACGCTGCCCGGTCAATGTATTAGCGTGTTAAATGTCAAAGCAGATGATGCGGACGTACAGGCCTATCATGTATTGAATTTACAAACGATAGTATTTGATGCAGATCATGAGCAGAAAATAACCGTTGATTATATAATGACTGCTGGCTATAAGAAGCTGGAAGATGAAAGCGGACTACCGGCAGAATTAGAAACATTACTTGTTGATTACATCGTATATAGGGTTATGAACCTTGATATATCCGGCGTAACGGCGAATATGGTTAATGCGTTGCAATCAATTAATAATGGTTTAGGCAATAATGAAAGCGTAATAGCGGAAGGGTACTGGAATTATGGTAGTAAGCGAATTGATTACGCTGGTTAATGTAGAGTCTAACGAAATATTAGATGAACAGTTGGAGTATATCCAATACATTAACGCAGCTATTGACTGGCTAACTACTATTCTAGTTAGCATTAAGGATAGGGAAGTAGTTAAGAATACAGATATACCGAATTTAAAGGCGGTTCCCTCTGATTTTATGGGGTTTGTTCCTAAGAGTGGTTATCCTATCCGCATCATAAACGGAACATTTGAAACGTACGACGGGGAAACAGTTAATCAAGTATTTTATAGCGTGCGAAAAAATCACGTTGACGAAATGGACGATACTATTCCGTTTTCTGAATTCTTTCATCAGTATTTAGTGCAGCTTATATCTTTCATGGTAAAAAAGAAATCGCTTATGACGGATTATGCTGCCTATGATAAACAATTCATTGACTACATAACGGAACAGATTAAGGCGGCAAGAGGTATAGCATAATGGGCGTTAAACAGGTGGCAACTACAAACGGGTTCCGGCTGGGCCTTGATTGGAGCAACCCGCCGGAAAATATCGACGTGCAAGCGCTAACACAGGCGCAACAATGCGAATTCGATAGAACAGACAATGCACTCCGTACCGTTCCGGGTATTCGTATATTGTATGATTTTGGACTACCAGTAGAAACGCTATATCATGATGTGTACCGTAATAAATGGTACTTTTCTAGTGGCAGAAATTTGTATGAAACGGATTTCAGCAGTAACAAACTATTAGGCGCATTAAATGGTACCGAACGGCCGAAGTATCATGCATTTGGCGGTGATATTCTTATTGCAAGCGGTGATAAACTGCAAGCCATTTCCGGTAGTGGTAAGTTATCCACTATTGAAAGTCCGGCATGTGATATGGTTTCAAGTCATTCCGGGCGTGTACTGATTGCATCTACTCATTCGCATCGGTTGAATTGGTCGGCAGTTGGCGACTACAACGCATGGAACCATAACAACAACGATGCATCAAGCGCGCAATATGTAGACGTAGGCTATAAAGACCAAGGCAGCATTATTGCAGTTGATTTCTTATCTAGGGCCATAATCGTATACAAAGAATACGGGCGCGTGTATCAAGTAATTGGTACGCCAGATGCACAGAATTTAACTGTGTATCCGTTATCCTCTACCGGTTATTGTAGCGGTGCAACGGTAAGCGTTGATGATCGTAGTTACTATTTAGGCAATCAAGGGTTCATGTCTTTCATGCCTACAAATACCTATGCAGAAATACAACCGTTTGAAACTGGCTTGAATATCAACTCTTATCTATTGAAGTACATTACAAAAGATTGCGAAGTATGGCATATATCCAGCCGTAAACAAATCTGGATTAAACCATATAATGGCGAAACTGTTTTTATATATCACTACTTGCCACGATATGAAGACGGAAGGGGCGTTTTCACATCAAGAAAATTCACGCATGGAATCAATTCGGCGGTGAATGTAGACAAGGAAGTATACATAGCATACGGCAATAAGATTGGTATTCTTGATGAAACAATAGATACCGACGATACGAAACAAATCCAAACATCAATAATCAGCGGCAACAGATTGGCAACGCGTCAATTTGTGTTGATTATGAACTATAATTTTGTAACGCATAATCTTATTCCCGGTCATGGTACTATTGGCATCTCTAATAAGAAGCCTAAGCCAATTAACTTTTCAAGCAAAGCAACCAAAACATATTACGCAAATGAAAAGCTATACGCAGCCAAAACATTAATGAATGTTAATGAATACACAAAGGCGTATAAGATTGGTGGCGGTGCAAATCGTAATGTACAATTTAAAATCAATGTTCAAAAGGGCGCTATTTCGTTACGCCAGTTAGATTATACGTATGAAGAGGTTTAAACATGGCATATAAAGAAAAATACCCTTTGGATATTACGCCACAGGGCGATACTGTACAAGACAGTATTAAGAAAAACCGCGATGAATTATTGAACGTTGCGCAACAAATGGAACTAAAAGCCGGCGGCGGTGGTGGTACCGGTGGCGGTGGTGGTACTGGTGGCCTACGTAATAGGGTATTGAGCGGTAAAGTAAGCAACGGGGAATTCTCATTCTTAACCGGTGATAACCTAAGCGTAATGATTGACGGTAGCCAAACACCTGTATTGTTATCATTCGCCGACGGTTTCAACGATTACGGCGCGGTTGATTATATCCAAACGATTAACCGTAAGCAAAGCGCATGGAGTTTACCGGCTAACAATACATCGTATTTATACATAGAACGTTCAGCATCTGGCGGCCTAACCTATGGCAGTACAACGCTTGAACCGATGCGCCAGCCAAATGCACCAGCAGCGGCAACGGATAAAATGTACTACAACACTACAAACGAAAAAATGTATGTGTATACCGGCACGTATTGGAAAGAAATATTACGCGTAGTGGTAGCGATTGCCGTTACAGATGCAACGCGTGTAAAGTCAATCAAGTATTATGATCCAAATGTAAACACCGCAACAGATGCCGTAATTGGCACACGTACGGTTGACGGTAAAGCGTATGCATTAACAGACATTCTTAATCAAATGGCGGAAGCTATTAAAAAGATTGCTGGTGATACTAACTTTACGAACAACCCAAGCCGTACACTAAAAACAATCACGGATACAGTAAACGGATTGAGTAGTGCATATTATCGCAAAACTGATACAGTAGCCAACGCAACGCACGCGGTTAGTGCAGATACGGCAACGCGGGCTAATTCAGCTGCAACGGCGGATAACGTTGCGACATGTGTTAAAAAGGCCGGCGATACTATGACGGGTACGTTAAATGTTCCGGGCATTTCCAGTAAACCGATTGATTTAGATTATCTTGCTAACAACAAGGCTGGTTATAGCGGTTTAACGTTCGGTGAATTAAATAACTACAATATATGGGGTACTGCTTATTGGGGTATTGGCGCCATGTTCCCGTGGTATACAAGCCAAGACCGCGTGTTAGGCACTCAGTTATATTTTGCCAACAGTAACGCTGCATTTATTCGTTTTGATACAAATACTAAAGGCATGAATGAATGGCAACGTATAGCAACGTTTGAAAATAACAATACATTGTTATTCCCTAATGGTGCAAGGTTGAAGGTGGAATAATATGCCTAATTTAGTACTAGAATATAATGGCCATACATACCGGTTCGGATTAACTACAGATGCAGCATTAACAAACGGCCAAAATATTAAGGTTCCATTTAATGGAAGCGAATTATACGCACGTATTGGAGACGATAACACGCCGTTAAAAGTTATTAAAAACGGGCGCACGTATTCTGTACAGTATAATCCGGCTGCATTTAATAATATTTATGTAGATAGGCCGGCTAGTGATCGTTCAGAATGGCGTAACACAGTATTTTTCCCAAGTGGAAATTATCGTATCACAATAGACGGAAGCACGCGCGATAGTCGAGAAATAAGCATTAATGATAATAAAAACCTTGAAATAGTAATGAATATTATCGGTCAAGGGTATGGAAATCAGCGTTTAAAACTGACTATTAGCGGGTATTATGATAGGCAAATACTAGCCGGAAGCAATCGCAATAAATTCAGCATTGAACGAATAGGAGATTAATGATGCAACTTGAAAGCCTTGAAAGCATGATTAAAGACTATGAACGGCGCACGGGTGAACGTGTTAGTCTTGAAGGGTTTTATTTCGATGAAAATAATAACTACAAAGACAAATACAATTACTATTTCAAATGGTTCCCTAATGCTGGTTTCTTGTTCTGGACTATCAACGAACATGACGGCCAACGGTATTTTACTATCTGGCAGACATACGGCGATATGAAAGTAATAGGCAAGTACATCGTGGAAGTTATGAAGATGAATGATCTTGATGTAATTGTAACGGCAACACATCGAAGCGTGCGCGGTTTCATTAAAAAGTGGAACATGGAACGTGTTCCAACTATGGACTATACCTATAATGGGTTTAATTACAAAGTGCTAAAAACGGTGCGAAAACACCTTGAAGCGACTTTGTAGAAAGGAAAAGCATGTTTAAATTTGACTTGCAATTATTTGGCGGCGGCGGTAAAAAGTCGAAGGTAAGCAGCATTGATGCCAAACTACCTACGGCAACGGCCGACGAAAAGCAACTATTACAAGGCCAAATGAATTGGATTAATAACACCAATCGAAGCGCCAACACCTTGCAAGGTATGGGCGATGCGGCTTTAAGTAATGTGATAACGCCAGAATACGGCAATATGTATAATTCGTATTTAGGCGCTAACCGTGGCAATCAAAATGCAATCGGCGCGTTACAGAACTTAGTAACAACGGCCGGCGCCAAGAATTTGACTGATAACACGCGGTATGCAAATCAGTTAGCGGCAAGCGTTGATACTATGAACAACGGCGCAAGCCAACTGGCTAACGAATATAACGGCGCATTGCTTAATAATCAAAATGCAATGAATAGCATTACAAACGGCCAACTACCAACAGGCTATGCAGATGCTAGACGGCAAGCGTTAAACAATGATTTACAGGCAACTGTTGGAAATGCAGTTTCTGGCCTAGCAAGTCGCGGCATTGTGAATTCATCTATTACAGATAATGCATTAAATGATATTAGCAAGAACGCATCTAATACACTTGCGGCACAATATTCAAACGATTTAGGCCAAGCGGCTGCACTTAATACGCAAGCACTTAATAATAATTTAAGCGGTATCGGTGCAAAAATGGGGTTATGGGGCAATACCTACAATAACAACCAAAACGGCATTATTAATCAAGCAAATCTAATGAACCAAGGTTATGCAAATCAGATGAATAACGCCGGCACCGCAGCGGGTTTAGTAGGTCAACGCGAAGGGTTAGCGCAAAACCCTATTAATACAGGCGCAACAACACAAAGCGCGGCAATTCAACCGGCAAAAGATTACTACTCTATGAGCCAGTTAAATAACGCGGATCAAGAAGATTTACTTAACAGATTTATGTCATTACGCTATGGACTAGCACAACCAGCACAAACAATGGTTAAGCAAGGTTCTGGCGGTTTCTTTGGAGGACTTATGAAAGGTTTTTGTTTTGTAGCGGGTACTGAAATTGCAACCCCAGAAGGTGGCAAGGTTATTGAAACGTTTGTAAATGGTGATACTGTTATCACGTTGGGTGCGGTTAATGATGTAATTGCATTGCATGATATGGGCGAAAAAGAAACACATCGCCTTGAAACTGTATCCTTTGGCGTAACAACTACAGGCACGGAAAAGGTATTAACTCCGGAAGGTTTGAAATTAGTTAGTGAATTGGTAGTTGGCGAAGTTATTATGACGGTTAATGCTTATGAACCGGTTACACTCAGCGAAGTAACTGGCAATACTGAACACGTGTACGAATTGCAATGTACTGGCGATAATTTATTCTATGCTAACGGCATTATGGCGGAAGGTATCAATGAAGACGAATTGAAAGCTATTGCAGATGCAGCGGAAGAAACACCGGAAGAAAAGCCAGCTAAAAAAACAACTAAAAAATCCAGCAAGAAAGATGAACCAGTAGAGGAAGCAACAGAAGAAGACAAGAAAGTAGAGGAATAACACAATGGGCGTTATCTACGTTAAAGACTTTGAACCATGGGCGGCGTTGGGTGAATTAGCCGGTCAATATTTCTCTCACCGTTTAGGGGCGTTACAGAATAATAAAATGGCTAAAGGCTATCAAGCAATGTTAGGCGGTGGCGGTGGTGGCGCTGGCGGGGAACAAGACCCGAACGCGCTACAAGTTATGGATAATAATAACCGCATGGCTGGAATGGGTATGCAACAACCTAATAGCGCCGGCCAAATTAATCAGTTATTGTCTAATTCTAATAACACGTTCGCCAATAACTTGATGCAAAAGAATAATATCGGATTATGGGGCGGTCAAAATCCAGCTGCACCAGCACAACCGATGCAAGCTAATACAGATGCACCAAGTAATCCGGTTACGGATCAGCGCTTTAACGCTTATATGAATGAGCCAAGTCCTACGTTACAAAAGCAGTTGCAAGCACAGGCAGCGCAAGCACCACAAATGCCAGCAACGCCAGCACAACCGCAACAAAACACAGGGTTATGGAATTTTCAAAATCTAAATAATACTGGTATTAATACAGGGGTACCGCAATCATATCAAGAAATGATGCAACAACGGGCGAACGTACCTTTTCATGGGGCGCCCAATTCGGCCGTAAATGGTAACGCCGATGCGGATAAAGCGCCGGGCCAATACTCTATACCAGATAAAGCAAGCGTAACAAGCGAAGCACGTAAACAACTAGGGGCCAATACGTTGGCCCTAGTTAAAGCCGGTTTTGATTTTAAGACGGCGCAAGGTTTAGCCAGCGAACAATATCAAACTGACGTTAATAATATGTACATGCAGCAAGTCAACGAATATCAAGAGAAAGTGCTTGAACCAATGCGCCAGCAAATCATGAATAGCCTTGTATTTACACAGGATAAAGACGGCAACCCGGTTGTAGATACCTATAACACAAAACGGGTTAAAGGGTTGGCGCCAGCCGTTGCAAGATATAACTATCTAGCCGGTAAAGTTGGTGCTGGTACTATTGATATGAATAACTTGAATTCTATTGCGGCGCTTGATAAGCCTGATTACAAATTTAGTAGTGCGCAAAACGGCCATATTGTACGTTACAACATGGGCGACGGTACTATTCAAGATATGGGCGGTTATGGCAAGGTTGAAACAAAACAATTTGCGAACGGTCAAGTTATTGTAATGACTCCGGACGGCCAAATGAAAAATATCGGTAATTTCGGGGCGAAAAACATTAAAGTTATGCCAGACGGTAAAACGTATATTGTTGGCACAGACGGCAGCATGAAATATGTAGGTACTCACGTTAAACCGGCAACGGCTACACAGTCCGGAACTAGCGGATATAATGCGCAAGTATTACGTACGTTATCCGCACAACATACCGCATGGGTTAAAGCTAACCCAGATAAGGCAGAAAATGAAAGCCCTTATTACGGGCAATTACAAAGTGCGTTAAGTGGTGCGCCTACTGCTGGCGGTGGTGCTGCTGGAACGCCAACAGTTAAACGGCAGCCGACTTATTCAAGTGAAGAACAAGCAGCAATTTCTAAGCGAATGAATGAACTTTCAGCGCAAGGCTGGAGTGATGATCAGATTGCAGCGGAACTTGATGCGGCCGGATATGGTCAATATAAATCGTGGTTAAAGTCTTATTAAATATAAAGGGGTAGACTATGGGTGCGTTTGATGATATTACAAGCCAATACGGCAAGGCAGCTGGAAACGGTAACGCCTTTGAAGATATAACAACCGAATACGGTTATGACGTAGGCAACGCGCCCAAGCCTACGTTTTGGGATAGCGTTAAAAATAATGCCGAATATGTAGCTAATGGCGTTAAAAACAATATTGAATGGATTGATAAAACCGGCAAAGAAATTAACGACAATGTAGGCAATACGTTAACCGATTGGAAAGATGATGTAGTAAACAAAGCAAACAATCTAGGTAATGAGTATTCTAAAAGTGCTGCCAATGCGATTGATGCTAATGGCGGCCACTTTTCTAAATTTGATGATAATGGGGAGTTTATCGACGAATACGCTACGCCGGGGTTAGGTAAAGCGCACGTAGAAACCTATAATGCCGCAGTTGGTAAACCGGCTGGATATCTAGCAATTACTCCGTATGTTCCACCACCGGTGCGAATAGCTGCCGGCGTACTTGCCGCTCCTACGATTGCAAGTGATACGGTTGATATGTATAACGCCAATGCAACCGCAGAAAACGACGGAACGGCACCAGACGGATTTTTAGGGAATAAATATGTTGCTACGGCGAAAAATCTTTTAGTAGACCCTGTGGCCGAGCCAGTAGAACGCTTAATTGACGCCCCGGGGGAATTCGCTAAAAATATAGCCATGAACCCTACTAACTTATGGGGCGATGTGTTTTTACCGGCTGCCATGATACACGGGGCAACACCTAAGAAGGTAAGCGGTGCAATCGGTGAGCATGTAGGACGTGCAACGGAACACATCAAAGAAAAAGCATCTAATGCCTTTGAAGATATTGGCGAACGTTTCACAAAAGATGCGCCAAAACTTGAAGAGGGCGTTATGTATAATGCCTTTGATGATGTACCAGTACCAGAAGAACCAATTAACACAGTAGAACCGCGCGAATACTCCGAAGGCGGTTTAAGTGGTCAACCTATGGAAGGTGAAACCGGTAATATCCAAGCGGATATATATAACCGATATCGTCAGAATGGTTTAAGCGACGTTGAAGCGGCTGCCATGACTGGTAATATCGGCGCCGAAAGTAGTTTTAGCACAACTGTTACAAGTGGCGACGGCTACGGTTCCCGTGGTTTGGTTCAATTTACTGGTGATAGATTGAACGGCGAAAAAGGTTTATTGAAATTTGCGGAAAATCGCGGGTTAGATCCGTGGGATTGGAGAACGCAAGTTGATTTCAGCGTATGGGAATTGCATAATACTGAAAGCGCTGCACTTGAAGCGATGCGCGCGCGCCCAGATGCAACACCGGAAGAAATGGCCGTTATCATACGAAAAAATTACGAAAGACCAGACCCGGCAGTTGCACATGATGATGTGCGGGCGCAAATTGCTAAAGAAACATTCGACGGCAACTATGGTAAATATGAAAATAGGCCACGTGATAATACATCGTTTAAAGATAGTACGCTAGACCCTAATTATCGAAGCTATGAGCAACCATTCAAAGATGAGTTTATAGAAAACGAAAAACCAGTAAGCGGCGAAGAAACACATACCGATTTAAACAGTTTTGTAGAAAATACCGATAAAAAACAGGTTAAAACTGACGATTTAGGTATAAACTATCAAGGCGAAGGCGAAACGGCCCGTACAGGCGAAATAAATGAATTTCAACCGAAAGACCGCATAAATACTGACTTTGTAGAGGGTGAAAAATCTAAAATTGAAGAAAAAGCACTTGAAAACGATGCAAGTACTCAATTTAGGTACGAAGAAGATGCACCAAACGAAAGTTTACGAAATGCACTTGACGATTTACCGCAAAAAGCAAAAGAAACTATCATAAACGAGTTAAAAAATGATGCATCTGAGCCACGATATACCGAATTAGAAAATAAAGTAAATTCTAACACGGAATTATTGAAAGATTTAAACAAAGCCACAAAGCCAGATATTCCAAAAACGGAACTTGATGCGGTGAAGGTTCGATTATCTGAAAGCCTAGATGTACCAGTTGAACGATTGAATAACGAATACATGGAAACGGTTCGCCGTGATCGTGCTGCCGAACTAATTGCAGATACGCAAGAATTGAAGTTGATGCAAGCAGAACCGGAAGAAGGTGGCGTGAGCAAATACGCGCAGCAACCTAGCCAGCTATTAGACAATGCAACGCATGAACAAGTACACGAAGCCATGGTAAAAGCCTTTGACGGCAACGAAGCAATGGCAAATCGTTATTTAGAAAGTAAAGGCGTTAAACCTACGGAACCGCTACAATATAGCGCAATGGGTAAGGATACGCCACATACTGGCATTGATGAAGTAGGGCGGTTAGGCCGAAGCGTAACGCGTAGGGAAATATTAGATGCGGTTAATAACCTATTCAATCAACGCGTTAAAAGTGGCCGTTTAGGACGTCCTAACGTGCGCGGCTGGTATAACACTAAAACAGATGTAATTCGTAGCGGTAATTATGGTGAAATTCCAGTTATCATGCATGAATTGGGGCATTATGTAGATAATTATTTCGGTTTCAGTAAAGATGCACGGTTCAATACCGAATTTAATGGCGTTATTCAAGACCGTTTCGGTAAAGCGTACAATAAGTTAGGCATGGACGGAATACGTGGCGAAGGTTACGCAGAATTCTTTAAGGATTATGTGAGTGATCGCGCCAAAGCTAAACGCGAATTTCCAGAATTCTATAACCACTTCACGGAAGCGATTAAGAATGAACCAGAATTAAACGGCATAACCAATAAATTATCGCAGCTGGTTCATGAATGGCACCGTCAAGGCGGCGCGGAACGTATCAAGGGTAGTATTTCGTTTGAAAGTAAAGGTAAAGTAAGCCAAGCTATTGATGCGGTTAAACGTGGCGAAGCTAAAGACGTAATTAAAAAAGCATTAAATGATGTATACACAAAAGCCGTTGATGAATTAAACCCGTTGAAGGATTTAGTTGAAGAAGTTGAACGCCAAACAGGCGAAAAAATTGCCTTTGACGATAACCCTTATATGCAAGCGTGGTTAGCGCGTGGCTGGGTTGGTAAAGCTGAAACACTTATTGAACACGGTGCACCGGAACATGGCATCAAATCGTTAAAAGATATTTTAAAAGGCATAGGCGAAAAGGAACATAAGGAATTCTCCGCATATCTTGTAGCCTTGCACGATTTAGACCTACACAAAAACAAACAAAAAGCAACGTTTGATTATACCGAAGATGCTGCCGTATTAGGTAAGCACGCCGGAAATGGACGCTTTCAAAAGGCAGCAGTTGCAATATATAAATATCAAGATTATATGTTGCAAATGTTAGTTAAAGAAGGCATGTTGACGGCTAAGGCATATCATACAATGCGTAAAATGTACCCGCATTACATTCCATTTTTCCGCGACATGTCAGATGCTGGCATGCAATCGTTTTTATCTGGCGGAAAGGGTTTTATTGATGTATCTAGTCCGGTAAAACGTTTCAAAGGTAGCACGCGCGATATCATAGATCCGTTGGAAAGTATCGTAAAGAATACGTTCCAATTCTATAACGCAGTAGAACGCAATCACGTTGGGCGTACATTTGCAAAACTTTCCGATAAAAACGGCGTAGGGCAAATAGTGGAACGTGTAAACGGTAACAAAGCGGCAACAGATAATACCTTTAACGTTTGGGAAAACGGCGAAAAAGTAACATATGAAACAACGCCGGAACTTATTCAAACGATGCGCATGTTAGATAAAGACCAATCAAACATGGTTGCAAAAATCTTGTCATATCCGGCCAACTGGTTACGCGCTGGTGCTACATTATCACCAGAATTTATCTTGCGGAACCCTGTACGCGATATGATAGGCGCATCTATTTATTCCAAACATGGGTTTATTCCTGTAGTCGATACTTTTAAAGGCCTATCACTATTCCTTAAAAAAGGTGAATTATACTGGGATTATATGAAGTCCGGCGCTGCACATGCCGCAATGGTTTCGTTAGACCGCGATTATTTAGGCGGTCAATTACGCGATATTATGAGCCGTGAAAGTAAGGCTACTAAGTTGATTAAAAACCCTATTGAAGTATTGCGCGCCATGAGCGAAGCAACAGAAATGGCAACACGGTTGGCGGAATTCGATAATGCACGAAAGGGTTATACTGGGGTTGGTAATCGCCTATTTGGTAAAGATAGAAAGCCTTTAACTGCAAGAGAAGCAGCACTAGAAAGCCGTGATATAACGTTAGATTTTAGCCGTAGGGGTTCGCATACTAAAAAGGCAAATCAAGTAATAGCCTTTTTTAATGCTACAATTCAAGGCGCCGACAAAATGGCGCGTGCTTTTAAAGAAGACCCGCGCGGTATGACTGTTAAAACTATGCTATATATCACATTACCAAGTGTTTTGCTATGGTACATGAATAAAGATGATGAACGATACCAAGAGTTACCACAATGGGAAAAAGATACATTCTGGATTATTCCGGGCAAAGAAAATATGTATCGTGTTCCTAAGCCATTTGAAGCCGGTGTTTTATTCGGTACATCGTTTGAACGTATGTTACAGTATTTTGACGATGCAAAAAACAACCGTAAAGGCGTAGGTTTTAAGGGGTTCGGTGATAGGGTAGTTGATAGCCTTGCACCAAGTTTTATGCCTACGGCTATGATACCGGTTGTTGAAGCTATGACGAATTACTCTTTATTTAGACAACGAAATATTATTCCGCAATCACAAGAAAATTTACCGGCACACCTACAATATGGAGCAAATACAAGCGAAGTTGCAAAATTCGTAGGCGATAAAATCAACGTTTCACCGTATATAGTAGACAATACTATTAGAGGGTACGGCGGCGGCCTTGCTGGTTTAGGTTTAAGCGGTATTGATGCGGCTACTGGTGCAAAAGAAAACAATGCATCTAAAAAATGGTACGAAGCGCCGGGGTTAAGAGGGTTTACCGCGGCACCTTATCAATCATCGAATAGCGTACAACGTGTATATGATGATTATAAGGAACAAGAAAAACTGCATAATGAATTTAAACTAACGGGGCAACGGCCAGACGGATACGATGCCAAAGAATTCGCAAAACTCAAAAATGCAAGTGATAGCCTAAAAGGTTTAAACAAAGCATCTAAAGCGATCATTAATAATGAACGTATGAGCGGCGAACAAAAGAGGGAACAATTAGACAAAATCAATATGAGAAAAGCCAATATAGCGCGCAGCGTTTATGGTTTGGGTAAGGTTAAATAAGGGGCGCATAATGGAGTTTATTTTGAAGTTTTTTGTTGAGGGTTGGAACTCTTTAACAGATAGTTTTGTATTGAAAGCAATATTAAGCGGTGCGGCAGCCGTCGCGATATGGCTTATCGGAATTAAACACGTCCAGATTTTGGGCGTGTTTATTTTATTGGTATTTATTGACCTATTCACTAAATGGGCGGCTATTGCCTATCAAATGTTAATTGATGAATACGGATATGATAAAGACCAAATAGCCGTATGGGAAAAATATCGCGCAATACCGTTGGCGTTTGAAAAAGGTTTAATTTCTAGCCGATACATGCGAAAAGGTTTTGTGTTTAAAGTTTTAACGTATATCGCAGCCACAATGGCGGCCGTATTATTCGATGAAATGAGCGGTCAAAAACAATTTGCGGTATCGTTGGTTTGGTTATATTTGGGTTCCTGTGAATTCCTATCTATTATGGAAAACCTACGCGACGGCGGAAATGTGATGCTAGGTAAATTCCTTGATTTAATCCGAACAAAAATTGAAAACAAGGTGAAATTATAAGGGGGTACCATGAGAGGTATTGACGTAAGCGAAAATAACGGCGTAGTTGACTGGGGCGCAGTAAAGGCTAATGGGTTTGATTTCGCGATCATTCGCATCGGTTATGGCCGTGGTAATTTAGATAGTGAATTCTATAACAATATTAACGGCGCTATTAATGCCGGTTTAGCGGTTGGCGTATATCATTATTCGTATGCTATGAACGAAGAACATGCAGCCGAAGAAGCGGAATTCGTTTTAAATACACTTAATGATGCCGGTTTAACTGTTGATAAATTGCCAATGGGTATATGGTTCGATATGGAAGATGCTGACGACTACAAGGCAGAACGTGGCATGCCAACAGACCAGCAACTAACTAATATATGCAGCGTGTTCATCAACAAATTATGGCAAGCTGGGTACGTAAATACTGGCCTATATGCTAGTTATGACTGGTTAGTAAATGTACTAGATGTTAGCCAGTTGGGCGGGTGCGCTATTTGGTGCGCACAATTAAATAGTCAATGCGATTATTACGGCGCTAATTTGTGGCAATATACATTTACTGAAAATATTGAAGGTAAGGAATTTGATGCGGATTTAGTATTGAATTGGCCTATCTAACGGGGGTATTGTATGGATACTATCAAGCAATTCATAAGGGCGTATTTACCAGTTATCACAGTAGCATTGCTTATGCTGCTGGTGGTAGTTGCTGGCTTATTCGCCTATAACGTAATGCATACCAAAAAGCTACAAGAACCGGTTATTATCAATCAGACCGTGGCGAAGAACCCTGTTAAATTAGGGGAAGCGCTTAACGTATCGACAAAAGAAGCAAAAGAAGTTATTTCCTATAAGGAAAATACTCAGCCTGTAGTAACGTATTATACACAGGCGCCAACGCTACATGATGCGGCAGTAGTTACGAAAAATTCTATTAAGGATAAATCGCCGAATATTCCAAAGGAAGCTATTGAAAAAAGCGATAGAACGGCCGTAGTAGAAAATACCGATGAACAAAAGATTGATGTATATAAGATTAATCTTAACAAAGTGCATCGTGTAATGGGTGGCGTTACAGTACTGGAAACTGGTAAGATATACGAAACGGTAGGTTATCAAGCTGGCGACTTTCAAGGCCTAGCGCATTTTGACGGGAAGCATTTCAAAGGGGCCAGCGCGCTTTATACATTCGCGAAATGGTAGGTGATCCGATTATCTCCGAGTTGCACGGCTTGCAACAGTAAACTATTAGTTGACAGTTGGAAAGGAAACATTATGAAAACATTTACATTTGAAGGCAAAACTCATATGTTCGCGGAAGAAGTAAACCCAAAGAAAGATGGTTTATATACCGCAACACTCACAGACCATAACAATGTACGTTGTGAAATGTGGTTTGTAAACGGCGAATTGAAACGCCTTGTTGAATTAGATTAATAATAAAAGGGGTACCATAAGCGGTACCCCTCTTTTTTATTTGACGGCAAAAATACGGCAAAAATTTCATACAAAACTATATAATTTTGTGGAATGAATTTCAAAATTTGCGTTATGGCCAATCAGTTAAAAACTACAATGTGCTATTTCTGTCTCTTATACACATCTGACGCTGCC